ACGGAAATCGCGTGTAATTTAAAATTAGGTTCCCACGCGCGGAAATCCTAAAAACCATCCAAAAGTAACGTCATCGCCTGAGGCAACGAATAGCTCGACGTTGATATTCTCAGCTCCTCCGGAAGGAAAATCAGTAAGAAACTCTAACCTGTCATAACAATTAATGTATGAACTTCTCATGCTAACGAAGTGTTGAGCAGACATGATTGGAGCGACTGCGTCAACTCGCGAGGTCACCGCTAACAGAGGTTGCGACCAAGCGTAAGCCCCAGTAAAGGCAGGATTTTGAGTCGCTGAGCAAGTGGGAGCGGCAGTACTACTAGCATGCGTATGATGTGTAACTCGAGAAACTATCGGAGTATATACCGGTGCTGTTAACTGGTAAGGAAAATAGCTCCAAGAATTGGACCCCCTAACACCTAGATAGGCCGAAGCTATCCAAGCATAAAGAGAGGTAACAACAGCACTATCAGAAGAATTTTTGGGAAAAACGGAGTTGCCCGTCCCAAGATTAAGACCCGCTGCGCTAGTCTTTGCGAATGAGGCGAAAAGCGTGTGCCGCGCAGTAATATCTTTAACACTATTTGAAACGTCAGGAAAGCAACTATATCCAATAAACTCGTTACCTTGACTAGTTCCGAAAGCAACTGAAGTAGATTCAACCATGAAAGGGCTAGAAGTCATCAAAACAGCCTGGTTGGCTATATAAGAAGAAGATGGGCAAATGTATTTCGCATTCTTCATAGAAGAATAAATGTTGAATTGAATGCCGTCAGTGGAACCGTTAGTCAAAACAGGATTGACTACGAACATATAAACGATCCCATTAGACTCCAAGAACGAAGATCCCAAAGGATCAATGAAGTAGCCAGACCGACACGCCGGTTTAGGTTGTTTAAAAGGGAAGGTAACTTCAACAGTGGTATTCCCGGAGATATTAACGGTAACGTTCTCAAGGTTTACGAGCGCTTCGGCAAGTGTAGGGGCAGTCGTAGAGTTGTGAGGGTCCCAAGCTATGAGAACAGTAGCTCGATGAAAGATAGAAGCCACAAATTCGAAAGTGTAAACACTATCACCCCTCCATGCAGAGTGACACACAGCAAGCCCAGCACACGGAGTGGGCTCAAAACCACTTCCCGTGTTTCTGGAACACAAAGGTGAAACGGGTAAGCCGAATAAAAGCGCTTCGGCCGCAGCAGTTGTTGGAATAGATCCAATCACCATAAGCCCTGGAAGCGAAGAGACGTAAGCGACATCCATATCACGAAACGTTCCTTGAGCAAATTCAGGCGCCAAAGCCATAGTAGTCATTTGAGACTTCGCTAAGACGATAGCGGAATTTTTTCCGTCTGTCTGGGAATATGAATCACAAGTCCTAGTCAGACCAATGTAAGTAGGTTCAACCACTGGTGGTTTGGCGTAACCCAGCGCTTTAAGGACTATGCCAATTTTAGAAGAGACAGTCGAAAATAAATTCGTAAATGGAGAGAGGACGGGAAAAGTAGAACCAACTGTACCTGCAAAAGAGGCAGCACTATCAGCGAGAGTAGAATATGGACCCTTTTCTTCTTTGAATGGATTAGATGTCATAGCGACATTGGTTAGGCCATCAAAAGACACATCCGTAAAAGACATATACGTACAAATGTTCGCAGTCGAAGCAACAGCCGTGCCAGAACCCAAAGGATTGAGAAGAATGGAATCAAATTGATACGACCCTTGGCAATACGTAGTATCGAAAGAATAAAATCCGGTCGGATTAGGAATAGGCAATTCTAGCTCATAAGTTGCTGTCTTAGACGGATCTAAGGTGATATGAGGAACTATCTTACAATTGCAATAATTCTGTAAAACCACCGTCTTCTTGATCTGATAATCAGGAATCCTAGCAGCGTCGAGAAGCTTGGGTACGAAAGTATAAACTAATTGCCCGAACGCTTGGGCTTGACCTTGCACGACGATTTTAATTTTAATTTTAGCACGAAAATATAGCAAATTTTTAAGTTTATTCTTAATTTGAGCGGGAGCGCTAGACAAATACAAGGCCACAAGATTGGTGGAGACGGTTGAGGTGACTGTGGTGCCACTCCACGTTTGATGATTAATCAAGACGGGGTGGTCCAAGTAATCGTGAAAACGATCTGTGAGACCATTAACTCTGAAAGGAGTAACTTCGGAATTAGAAATCTCTTCGTCTACCAAGACCGAAGCATTAGAGGCAAGTTGATTGTCTGCTGAAGAAGGAATGTTATTATTATTAAAAGAAGCTAGGGAAAGTTAATCATAAGCGACCCCCTAAGGCCGAATAGATAAAAGAAGTGCGACTGTAACTTATGATGTCCACATACATGCCTGCTAGTGGGTACTGTAAATTAAGTCCCTAATTAAGACAAAGCTCGAAAACGCCTTTCGGAAGGGCGTCACTGAACCAAGTCCAGAGCTCTCCTTTCGGAGAAAGTCATAGCTTACTAAGCTTTTCCACCTCAACACAGAGGATGGCTGATTCCGGCTCAGGAATCGACAGTGGACCCAAACGATCAACAGAAAAAGGTGGAAAAAGAACCCTCTACGAACTCCCTCTCTAATTCGTCATAGCTGAGGTACTTGACGTTAACTATAGAGTTTCGCTCCTCAAGTTCTTTCAAAAAAGATACCCCTTCTTCAAAGGCGGCGCGTCCATGGAGAAAAAGCTCCCTCTGCATGTTCTCGGCACAAGCTCTAAGGCGCTCCAACGAAGGAATCCCAGCGGTTTCACGCTCAAACATCATAGCCTTATAGATTGAGTCTGTTTCTAACGGCGCCTTCCACAGCCCAGTAGCTTGATCGAAGACGAAGCGTCTATTCAAGAAAGTAATTTCACTCAACTCCAAAGTTGCGGCTACAGAGCTTCCTTTCGAAGCCGGAGTAGCTATGTATCCGAATTCTCGATAGACTGGGAAAATGGTCGCAGCATTAAAAGTTTCCACAATACTTGGAGAAACTCCTGAAAAATTGTCATCGCCCACAGTGGCAACATGTACAAACTCCTTGAAGCTAGAAACTGATCTACCGGTCAAGCGGACATAAGCCATGCGAATAAGTATAGAGTTGACGACGCTATTAAGAATGAGAGTAACGACGACTCCACTAGGCATACCCTTATTCTTAAGAAATACATCATTCTGATAAAAACATACCTGATCTAGCAAGCAAAGAACGCAAAATTGGACGCGCTTAGCATCGACTAAGGAATAGCCCAAAGATTCGGCCAACTTACGGAAGAATAAAGCGACCACGTAAAACATTTGCGCGTTATGAGAAGTGTCGAAAGTTTTAAAATCCATATCTATTAACTTCCACGAAGATGGGTAGACCCAATTAAGCAAATTCGTCCACTCGACGCTCCCAGCGTTCATTTCTCCGAAACATTCACTCACCTCTCTATTCCGAAGGAGATACTTAATTAACGGCATCAATAACATCCTCATGGTTGTATTGAATGTGAAGTCCAACACACTAAAGAGTCGAATCTTGAAATCACCTATTTTAGCCTCTTCCCTAACTTCATCTTTGGGGGTAAAATCCACTCTCAACCCTCTGATCATTGAATCATCAAATTGCTTAAGGTAATCTTCGACATCAAGGCGAAACAGTGGATCCAGCCTCCGAACACCGTCAGGGCAAATTGGAAACAAGTCTGCTTTGTGATTAATTCCTCTCTTCTTCAAATCTGTGCCTACAGAAGTCGAGAAATCGGTGCGTTCTATTCCAATAGAAGGGCACCCGAAAATGGCTTCACCTACATCTAAGGGGGACAACTTAGTGCCATCGGAAACCAGCAACAAGTCGCCCAAGTAACCAAGCATAGCGGCGTTCTTCTCTGAAAAAGTGGACGAATCCTCTAGGCCTACGTTTGAAAATTGGTTAGCGAAGGCCGATTTCCACTCTCCTGTGCTCGTTAAGCCACGGAGCTTGCTGGGAATCGAAAAATTTTTCTTACAGAGCAGCTTGAAATCGTCGTAAACGACTGTTTTCCTTATGCGGGACGTAAACTTCCTTGTGGCTCCGGGAACGGTTCCTACAACAAACAATTCCGGAGAACAAACATTCCAAAGTTCCGAATGGACTGATAAAGGAAGAACCTCTGCCTTCAAAGAAGTCAAGACGACTGCCTCTTCAGGGAGACCGTCAAAAAAGACTCTTGCGTCTGCCAAGTGTTTCTGCGAAACTCTGGAAGCTCCAGAAGCCTTCAATCCCGGCCTCGTATAAGAAACAAGACCTACGATGGCTACGCTGCCGTACCCCGTTGAAATCACTGGACTCGCGCAATCCCCAACATCTCCGCTCTCATTCCATTCCCACGACGAATAGTGACGGCCATTGTACGTGAAACTCCTTGGAAAGACTGCGACCTTCTTCGGTCCTTTCGGCAGTAGAACGGCCGCTTCAAAAGTAGGTTCACCTATTTCATCCACGAAAAATTTAGAAATATTCGGCGCGCTATTGTGGAAGCAATTTCGAATATAGCAAATTTCACTGTCTTCTGGACAAAATATCTCTTTTTTGGAAAAAACGTAAGAATTCCCTGAAATGGTGATAGACAGGTCGCCAGCCGCATCGTCGATAAAATGCCTGTTAAACGCAATCAAGCCTGGATCACAGACTAACACCCGCACGTCACGCAAAATGCGCTTGGCTTCCTTATCGGGATACCGAATCTGCGCTGGAAAGACGGCTCTCATGGACAATTCCAAAAGATTATCTGCGGATACCCCAGATGTAGCGACTCTAATCACGTTCACCGTTCCTTTGTTTGACCAAGTTCTCGCAGCGGTCTCATTGGGAAAAGAGCGCTCCTGGCTCACGATGGCGGTCTTCATCGAATTTTCGTCCACATCTTCCCGCATCAAAGAAACGGCGCCACCAGTCATCTTGTCGGGATGTTTATCTCCTGAAAAAACGAACGCCGTGACCCCTGCGGCACAAAGAGCCGCAATTGCCAGCTTGTGTTTTGATACGAAAGATCTCGCTTTAACGAATCCACGATTTATCGCTCTCGCCCACTCGAGCTCTCGCATTCTTCCATCTCTGGACAATTGCTTCAAATAATCATCGATGGGGTCCGACGCTACTAAAGCGGACGCGGCAACGTAAATTCCTTCCGTAGGATCCCTCTCCAACAAAACCTTAGCGACATAAAGGGATCCGCCAATTATCAAGAGGACCAGAATATTATTGACGAAGAAGACGGATAGGAAGAAGAGAGCAGTAACAAGCAAACCGACGCTTATCGTCAATCTCTCTCGAAGCCCGAGAAGAGTCCCAAAACAGAAGGAGTAAAGACCAGTTCTAACCAAGCCAATCATTATCGCATTGTAAGTGGCATGGAAAATAATCGCACTTCTCGCTGAGCCCAAAAAACCCGTTGCGACATGCATAAGAAGCGGAGGAAG